AAATTGATTTTTAACTACTTTTACTACTGTCAGAATAAGAATAACAAGGAAGGAGACTTTTCGATGAATATTGATGAATTGTTAGCAGACAGTACGAGCAAGGAGACTGTCGAGGAGGTTAAGGAGACTGTCAAGGAGACTGATTCTAAAGAGACTGTCGCAATAAGCCCCCGGACTGGGAAGCCCATTCAGAAGAAATATGCACCTAAGAAAAAGCCGAGGGGTGGTAACTCTCCTGTCATTGGTGACAATGGGTTGAATTTGCAGGAAGGTGACAATGCAAAGTTTATGGGTGTGCAGATTGAGCTATTCAATATGCCGAACATCGACTTAAATAATGTTGGAGAGGTTCAACAGCGACTTTCCGACTATTTTACGTTGTATGCGTCACACGATATGAAACCTACGGTTGCTGGAATGGCATTGAGCTTGAATGGTATGGATAGAAAGACATTGTGGGCTATTGCACATGACGCACCAACAGGAGGGGCTGGATATAAGACTGCGTTGCCGCCGGAGGTAGCCCAAACCATTAAAAAGGCGTACTTTTTGCTCGAAAATTTGTGGGAAACCTACATGAACTCCGGCAAGGTCAACCCTGTGGCTGGTATCTTTCTCGGCAAGAACAACTATGGGTATCAAGACAAGACCGAGTACGTTCTCACCCCTAACCAGCAACAGGACAGCGACTATTCCGCTGATGAAATCCGGGAGAGATACATCGCCGCCGACCAGCAGAAGCGACTTTCTGACAGTCAATCAGACGATACGACTAACGACTAAGCGACTATCGACTTTCCCGACTATCCCGAGCGACTTTCGACTTTCGACTTTCGACTTTCGACTATCAACCGCCCTCCGGCTCTGCTCCGGCTGGGCGGCTTTTTATTGCCAAAATTTCCTCGTTATTTCCTTAACAATCGGGGTGCTGTCCGCTCTGCCGCTTTACCGCTTTACTCTAATAAAGCAACACGCCGCCGGGCGTGGAGCTGGTGGAGTTTGTACCCCGGCGGCGTGGAGCTGGTGGAGCTGGTGGAGTGTTCCGGGCGTGTTTCTTCCTATTATAAGGAAACAACACAAACAAGATTGACAGCTAACACAAAAAAGATTGAAAAATTACCAAAAAGGTATTGACAAACAACACAAAAAGGATTATCATATAATCAAGTTAAGACAAGAAACAACACAAACAAGATTATTTATAAGAAAACGGAGGTATTTATTATGTATGATTACAGAGAAGCGGTAAAAAATGATGTGATTGAGTACATCAAGAACGAGGTTAATTTAGAGGAGTACAGAGGACGCAAGGACGAGTTAGAGGAGTTCTTAAACGAGGAGCTGTGGACGGTTGACAGTGTAACAGGTAACGCAAGCGGAAGTTATACATTTAACACCTACAAAGCGGAAGAAAATATTTGTCACAATCTCGATTTGTTGGGTGAAGCCTTAACAGAGTTCGGAAGCGGTGCGGATTATTTAATCACCCACGGAGCGGAAGCCGCCGATGTTACAATCAGATGTTATCTGTTAGGTGAAGCAATAGCGGAAGCCCTCGAGGAGTTCGAGGACGAGTTAGAGGACGAGGAGGAGTAAAACAATGAAACAGATTATTATTGACGGTTACAAGAGAATCACGAAAAAAGCCGCTGAAAAGCTGTATAACAACGGTGTAACAATTAGAATTTGCCCGGTTAATATCAACCCGGTTAATGTGTGGGGGCTTTTCGCTGATTGTAACAATACAGAGCATACAAAAATATCAAGTGACGGTTTTAATACCACAGTTGCAAGAAACAAAGAGTTTGAAACGGTTGTGAACGCATACCGCTATTATAACTGTAACCATGAAACCGGGTATTATCCGGCGTTCTATGTAAAGGAGGTATAACAATATGACACATTATAAATTTGTTTCGTGGGAAATTCCGGCGTTTGAAACGGTTTTAAGTTCAAGAATCCCGGCGGCGTTGCTTGCATGGGACAACGGAAATAAAAAGCCGCTGAAAGATTTACACATAGCAACACAAACCCCGGTTTGTAAAATATCCGGGTGGGCAATTCCTTATAGTGAGTATATGCGGCGTTTTTGGGTGAAAACAAAGTATTACGGAATTATTGAGATGTACGCACTCAATAAAACAGATATACGAAAAGAATTAAAATCAAATGTTATAGAGATAAAGGAGGTATAACCATGAAAGACATTAACATGATTTTTTCAGAGTTGGCACAGTACACCCGGATAATGGAGGAAGCCGCCGCAACGGTTGAAAGTCTGAAAGACGAAATAAAAGCATATATGACAGAATCCGGCGTTGACGTTCTCACAGGTAACGAACACAAAGCGACATATAAAAGCGTTACCAGTTCCCGGCTTGATAGTAAGGCATTAAAACAGGATATGCCGGACATAGCCGCCGCATACACAAGAACGACAGAAACAAAGCGTTTTACATTCAATTAGAAAGAGGTGATAACATGATTTTAGCTTGTATTTTAGTTTTTCCGTTTGTGTTTTTCAGTGAGTTATTGAAAAGAAATAAATAGACACAGCCGCCCCGGGTGATATGCCCGGGGTTGTTTTTATACCCCCGGTATGGTGGAGCTTTTCGCACAGTCGGCGGCGTGTTAGTGCTGTCGCTGTGGCGGCTGGTGTGGGCTGTGGGCGGCGTTCTATGTCCGGGCGTATTCTTTTATATGCCCGGGCTTTTTGTCGCTCTGTCGGGCGTGTGTGGGCGTTGTTGGGCGTTGCGTTTACTGTTTCCGGGTTCGTGTAGAATGTATTCAAGATTAAACGCCGCCGGGATTGACAGCCGCCCGAAAAGCCGCCCCGGGTGCATACCCCCGGAGGGGGAAACAGAGCCGCCGCCCACGGGCGAGGGAGTACGCCGAATACTCTCAAAAAATAAAAAGTCCTTATTTTAGATAATTATTTATCCTATTTGTGTTGACATTCCCCACCATTCGTGCTATACTACTATCAAACCCAAACGATGAAGGAGGAAAAATCATGGTTAAGAACAATATCGAACTGGACGTTAAGGTGAAATGCCTTGAAGCCAATATGACCCAGCAACAGGTCGGTGAGACCATTGGTACAACAGGTCAGTATGTGAATCGTATCATCAAGAAGAAGGACGGTATCATCAACAAGACCTTCGTTGAAATGCTGGAAGCACTCGGATATGACATTGAGCTGACTTATGTTCCCCGGGAGAAGTAGTAAAAGTAGTTCAAAATCGAATTTTGCGTAAACTTTTGCTATATATGCGTGTATATAGAGGAAGTTACACGCAAAAACCAAAGAACAACTACTTTTACTACTTCAAGAGGTGTGATTTGTATTAAAAGTTATCCTTTTTGGATAAATGGAGGTGATTATCTCGTGAAAAATGCGATTGGTTATATCCGTGTGTCTACCGAGGAGCAATCAGCGGACGATAAATACGGTATTGAGACCCAGCGACAGGCAATCAACGCATACGCCACGGAAAACGGTTATGAAATCTCTGAATGGCTCACCGACACAATCAGCGGTGCGAAGGACAACCGCCCGGAGCTTGACAAGATTCTCTACCAGCCCGACCAGCTCCCGGAACATGAAGCGGTGATTGTCTTTAAGAATGACCGGGTGGCTCGTGACACGAAGCTGTACTTCTACTACTTTTACACGCTGGAAAAGCGGAATGTGTCTCTTTTGTCTACCGAGGAGCATTTCTCGGAAGGTGACGATTTCGCCAACATATACCGCTCTCTGCTGATGTTTGTTGCGGAACAGGAACGGAAGAACATCGCCCTCCGTACAGGCAAGGGGCGGTCGCTCAAAGCGAGGTGCGGCGGCTACTCGGGAGGAAACAAACCCTATGGGTATGGTGTGAGCGATGGGCGGCTCATAATAAACCCCGAGGAGAAGCCGATTGTAGAGCTGGTGTTTACGGAACACGACCAAAAAGGTACATCGCTGACGGATATTTGCGAGGTGCTGTACGATAAGGGCTACCGCACCCGGAAGGGCAAGCGGTTTCAGATTTCCACAGTCCGGGGGATTCTCTCAAACAGGAAGTTCTACGAAGGAATGTACAAATATGGTGATATGGGTTGGGTACAGGGAGTACACCAGCCGATTTTGGAGGTGTGATTATGAAGAAAGTGCTATCAATGCTACTCATTATAGCGATTTTAGGTCTCTCACTGACCGCTTGCAGTTCTAAGCCGGAACATACGGTGTCCTTTGTTGAGGACAAGCGGATTCTGCTTCTCGACCAGTACGATTGTGTCGCTGTCTTCACGCAGTACACGAATGGAAGCTCCGAAACCGCTGTTCCGGCAGACGAAGTATCTGTCAAAGCGTATCAGAATGGTGTCGAGCTTTCTCCTATCGTTCCGACAGGTGACAGAACCGAGGGCTATATTCAATGTGACGCAAGTGTACAGAGCGGCACAACCGCAAATGTGGTATGGATTTTCCAGTTAGACGATAGCTCTACCGTGTCCGTGGAGCTGTCCGGCGGCGAAAAGGTGGACGTTTCTTTGACGGAGGAATAGCCCATGATTTTCATACCCATATTGGTAGTATTACTGATTCTCGGCATTTTTCTGAAATGGTTGAATGACTATGGGAAGCCGAAAAATCCCAAAAATATAAAAAGACAGGCTGATTTGAAAAATGCCCTTGAGGATTTTAAGAATCAGTTGAATATCAAAAAATGATTGAAGGGTGCGTTATCGCACAGAGTTAAATCTCTGAACGGTAACGCACCCTTTTTCTGTTTATAGGAGGTATTTATGAAAGAACTACTTGAAAAAATTCTCGAAAAAATAAAAAAGACCCCGGGAGACACCCGGGCGTATGAGGATTTGTACCATATCGCAAAGGAGACATTGAGGGAG